ATCCCTTCACCTTTACAAGCGCACCATCAACCGGAACATCATAAAATTCCGGTGCAATAGTAAGCTTTGAACCACCGGATGTGGCACAAATCAAAGATTCTTCAAAATTCCAAACACCATCCGCGCCGCCTGTTCCCGCTGTGAAAGTCAAACCCTTGTGGATTGTACCCGCACCAAGCATTACTGTTTTCGGCGTATTTTCGGTAATTCCGGAACTCTTGAATTCATCACCTTTTGCCATTTAATTCACGCTCCATTCTTTTACTAAAATGTTGATTTGAATTCTTTTTAATTCCGGATCATCAATCGGAATGTTCAAAGAATAATCATAAAAAATAGCGATTCCGTTTCCGTTTTCAAGAATCGCTATTCTTCCACCAACATTTGGAAATAACTGTTTAATTGTCTGTTTTGCCTGTTCAAGTGCTATCGCTGTTAACGATGTTCCTGTTAGCATCAAAGTTGTGTTTTGTTGTCCATCTTCCGTTGAAGTTGATTCTTCAGTATATTCACCAACGAAATATGGATCGGGAACAGGATCACTTGACCATTGCCCAAATTCATAATTTATTCCGGCGTTTTCAAGGATTTCCGAAATAAAACCCATTGCTTCAATTGTCATTTATCCCAATCCTTTCAACACTTTCTGTAATTGTTTTTCAACCTTGCCTTTGGAAGCTTCCCACGCATTGAATAAAGCCCTTGTGGGCGTTTTTCCGTGTGTTGTTACCCATCCAAGCTTCGGATGTTTATATTTCCACGGTGTTTTTCTTCCATCACCCTTCAATGCGTACATTCCTGTTCCGAATTCTTCCCAAATTGCGTTTTGTTCCGGGCTTCCGATTGTTACGGTCTTTGCACCTTCATCAATCTTGTAATCCCATGAACCAGCCAATTGTCCGGTGTCAACACGCGTTCTTCTTGAAGCTTGTGAAGCAACTTCACCACCAACTTCATGAAAAAAAGCGATGATGGATTTATCCAACGCCGCTTTCACTTTTGCCGAATTATCTATAAATTCAACTTCGCCACTCATTGAAGATCACCATTGAATTTCAAATAAATTTCCCAATGATAATTCATTTCCATCGGATTATCAATTACAAGAATATCGAATTTCTTTCCGTTTATGATCATCCGTGAATTATCAGATTTTATGTTGGATGGTAATTCCACATAATCAGCAAGAAAAATGTGTGTTGATTCTTGAACTTTTGTATCGAACGGAAGATTTTTCGAATCACCACTTTGATAATCAAGAAATCCATTTAATTCAATACTGTTCACCCAATTCGGAATTGATTCACCGATTGCGTTTTTCGTTTTACCGGATTTCACTTGAATGATTCCGGTTATATTTCCACCGAATTTTTTCATTTTCAAAACCTTGCTTTCTCATAAGCTTGCAAGAATGAAACATATTTCTTTGGAACACCCAATCTTGAATCAATATCGTATTCGGATGAATCTGTTTGATAACTAACTGAATGTCTTGAAAGATTTTCGCTTGAAACAGGGCTTTGCGATGTATCACCACTATTTTGAAGTTCATTTTTCAACTTCCACTTCAGCATTTCAACAACGCCCATTTGAACATCCGGTGGATAATAAATCTTTGTAACAAGTACATCAGATTCATTGATAAAATCACTTGGATCAAGTGTTATATTTCCATTTTCATCAATGGATTCAATCACATAAACACCATCATTGAATTCTGATTCCGTGATTTGAACCGTTTCCCCGGCATTAAACACCGGGGAAATAACGGTTAAAAATCCATTGTTGATATTTCCGATTGAACGCCTGTTGCGCTGTTGAAAATTGTTGTTCGTGATATGTCGAATCATTGATTCAATCGCGGATAACATCGATTTGATTTGCTCATCGGTTTTATCCGTTTGAACAAATTCACGGAATTTATCAACTGTAATAATCATGGGGAATATTACCCCCTTTCATTAAGCTTGCTTAAACTTTGCAAGTACAACTTTTGCGGCGTTAGTAAGTGCAACACCGTAATACTTGGCGGCTACGATTTCATGAATTTGCGTTCTTGGCTTCCAATCGTGATCAACAGAAGTTTCCTTCTTCATGAAAATTGTAAGTGCCGGAAGTTCATCTTCGGTGAATTCTGTTTCTGCTGAATCCGGTTCAAGCTTGATAACAGGATTTACATAATACGGATTTGCAACTACTTTTACCTTATCTCCAACAGCAAGTGTTTCAAGGCAATCCGGCTGAATTGTAGAAAGATGCTTCTTTGTTGCTTCTTCTGTTGTTTCATCAGAAACAATTGTGATTGTTCCGTTTGTGTTATCCTTTTCATAGGAAACAAGAAGAACCTTCTTGGATTTCTTGATCCATGCACCCGCAACCTTACCGATTGCACCGTTGACAGCAACGCCCGCTTCAAACTTATCAGCGGAAAGGAAATCCGGGTCTTTAAGAAGTGTTGCTTCTTGCTTTGGATGAATAAAGCAAACCTTGTCGATTCCATCTTCTTCATCTTCGAACTTGGTGATTGCATCAACAAGTCCGTCATAACCGATTACGGAAGTTCCCGCACCAACAACCGTTGTTGCTGTGTAAGCGGCATCCATTACATCATCGTCAACCTTACCAACGATTGACTTTGCAAGCTGTGTTTCGGCTTGTCCAACCGGATCACCAAGTCCGGAATTGATTGCTTCCTGTGTGATTCCAACAGCCTTCATTGCCTTCTTGATTGTGAAAGTTGCTGTGCTTGCTGTCATAGTTGTAAGCCCAACTTCAGCACCTTCTGCAACATCTTCAGCATCACCGATATAATTCCAACTTGGAACGGTCTTTGTATCACCCGGAACACCAACAAGTGTGGTATCAACCTTTGCGTATGGTGTCATCTTTGCGAGTGCTTCGATCTTTGCGTTGATCATATCCCCCATTACTTGTGGATTGATCATATTTGACATAGTTGTAGGCATTTTTTCTTTTCCTTTCTAATTACTTTTCTTCCATTGCGGCGCGATATGCTTCCGGATTTTCATTGAAAATCTTCATTCTTTCCGCATATGGTTTCTTCAGAATACTTTCTTTTGTAAGCCCATCATTGTTATCACCATGATCAAGCTTGTGTTCTTCAATTTTCTTTGAAGATGAACTTTCAAATTGTGTTGGAAACTGCGTTTTAAGTCCGGAAAGAAGATCATCCCAACCCTTGATTTTTTCGTTATCATCAAGTTCAAGATTCTTTCCATCTTCCTTCAGCTTTGATTCAAGCTTGAATGTTAGATAATCGATATCAACCGCTTTTTCTGAAAGAAGTGCAACTTTAATTGCGGATTTGATTTTCGTATCTTTAAGTTCCTGTTCAAGATTTGAAACTTTCGCTTCATAATCTTTGATTTTCTGCTGTGAAGCTTCATCATCTTTGCTTGCTTTTTTAAGCTGATCAATCAATTTGTTTGCTTCTTCAAGCTGTTTTGTCGAATTCTCATGATCGGTTTTCAGCTTTCCATAACGAACATCAAGATTTTCTTCACCCGCTGTGAAAATCTTATTTTCTTTCATTTCGGAAGTGATCTTTTCGATTACATCATCAGCAATTCCATTCTTCTTCAAAAGTTCTGTGAGATTCATAATTTCTTTTTCCTTTCTTTTACAATTTTTACGCGTTATGTCGCGGAAGAAATAAATTGAAATAGTGTTATTACGCCCACCACGGCGAATGGCTACGGATGAAAGAATCGAACTTTCACATAGGGAATCAAAATCCCTTGCGCTACCATTACGCTAATCCGCATTAAAAAAGCGCATATTTGCCATTTTAAACGGCAAAATACGCGCTGTTGAACAGTTAATCAATTTTCAACAGAAAAGCCCGCAAAACGTAAAATGCGGGCTTCTACGATGGTTTATTCTTCGATGTAGTATTCACAATCCGCACCGTTAAATAACACGGCTGTTGGTTTTCCGTTTGTCTTTGGCGGCTTTTCATAAACCGCACAAAATGATTTTGTTGTACCAACATCAATGGTTTTACCATCCAATTCAATTGTTGTGTGATCCCGGTGAATACACTTTTTACATTTGATTTCATTTCCATCCGGGAAAGTTCCGATTATCGGATCAAATTCACGTTTCTTTTTTTCATCCATCGGTGCAACTCCCCTTTCTATTTATAATCAATTGATTATAACATTGTATTTTGCCATTGTCAATGGCATTTAGTCCTTGTGTCGTGTCGCACCATTGTTGAATGTTTCTTCATCACCATATTTGAAATAATCCGGCTGTTCCACAACTTCCATTTTCACGCGATAATAATTTCCATATCCCGCTTCTTTTTTAATTTCTGTAATTCTGAACGTTGTTCCACGCTGAAGAATCATTTCCGCTTCATGTCCTACACCATAATGTGAATGTCCCGGTGTATATAATTCCGCACCACTTATTGTGTTACCAAAATATGATTGCGGTTCAGCATAGATTGCTTTTGTTCCGGATGGTGCATAGATTTCATACATAACATTACCGGAAAATCCTGTTCCCTTTGCAATTCCTGTTGAAGTAAATGCGTGATTTTGGAAAGATTGACCTTCAAGCAATTGTTGTAATGTGTCGATATCACCGCTTTCAAGTAATCTTTTCGCTTGATCAAATGAAATATTACTTCCTTCAAGTAATCCCGCAAAACCACCAATATCCGAACCACGCGTTAATTTCATCGGTGTATCAAGTTCACATTTATCAATTGCTTTTGTTAAATCTGTAATCGCTTTGAAGTGATCAACAGTTCCATTGGAATGTCCGAATTTTTTAAACTTTGATGGATTTGAACGCCACGCATCTTCATAACTCCATCTTGCTTTTCCAACTCCAACGAAATTTGATCTTGACCACCCATCATGATATCCGGAAAGCGGCTTGTTCAATGGATTTGAATTTTCGGTGTACTTCCACAATCCATACTTTTCCGAATCGCTTAAATCTTTCCATTGTTTGTCAAGCTTTGGGCGTAACATTGCATCAGCATCATCCGCGCTTGTATAAAATTTTACTTTAGCTTTTGCTTCCGGTGTATATGCACTTGGTGAAAATCCTTTTGCGGTTTTGGATGTTCCTGTTACCTTTGCCAAATCATCTTGAAGTTTATCAATCTTGGTTTTCAGCTTTACATATTTTTCACTATATTGTTCACCAAGTTTTTCATATTCTTCCAAATCTTCAATGTACTGAAGATATTTATCAACTTTATCCGATTTCCATTTCGGAAAATCATCCGGATCAGATGTTAATTTAACAATTTCATCTTCATAGTATTGTTTCTTTGCTTTGATTGAAGCTTTCTTTGCTTGATAATCTGAAAGATCAACATCTTCTTTCCAAATGCCGGAATAAGTTTTGTTTGGAATTTTGTTAAGCTTCTTTTGTGAATTATTGATATCTTTTTCAAGCTTCTTAACTTTTTCTTCAGCTTTCTTTGCGGCGGCTTCCGCATTTTTAACCTTCAGTTCATAGGGATCAACCTTTAATGCGTTAAGTTGTTTTTCAACTTCATCGGCTTTATCTTGAAGTTTCCAAAACTTCTTTTTATCTTTGGCTGTTCCGTTGGTTACGAAATCAATATCATCTTTGTATTTTCCTTTGATTGATTCCATTTCGGAATCATACTTTTCCCACTTTGTTTGAAGCTTCTTTATTTCATCCGCTTCAGCTTTTGCCGCCGCTTTAAGTGCCGCCGCTTTTTCTGCTTGTTCCTGTTGATATGCTAATTTCAAATCAAGTGTAT